ATTTTATTGGATAGGATTCGTAAATATCTCACTACGAGGTATATATGGATCCTATTTTAACGAAAGCACTAGAGTTTTCAAACTATAGACAAACTTTAGCAATTCAACGAAAAACCCTAAAAGAGCAAATGGCAGCAAAACTGACATATGCTGCAAACGGCGGTATATTCAAAGTAGATAGAACACTACTAACATTTGTCCAACTTCTAATTGACCAAGGAAGAGACTCTGGAGTAGTTATTGTAGATTCTAACGAAAATCCAATTTTAATTGAAGATCTAAGCAAGTTTAAAGATGAACTGTTTGATCGTTATTTTTCGGCCACATTAGAGTACTACGAGAAGTTTCAAAAGATTAAATCTAGCAGAAGTGTTGAGAAACTATTAGATATATGAGTCAAGGCGTACTAATATATGCACACAACAGTCGGGATGTTGACTATGCAAGGTCAGCTATTATAGCAGGTGGCCTTGCAAAGAAGAATTTAAGTCGACCTGTCTCGCTAGTAACAGATGAATCCACTGTTGAATGGATGAAGGAATCAAAATCTTTTGAAATTGCAGATTCTTTGTTTGACAAAATTATACTGACTGAAAAACCAAACACAAATAATCGAAGAAATCTGCACGACGGATCTAACAAGTCATCTGTTTCTTTCTTAAACACTAATAGATCATCTGCGTATGACATAACACCTTATGATCAAACACTGTTAATTGATTCAGACTACTTAATTTTTAGCAACACATTAAACAATTATTGGACAGATGATCCGATGCCGCAGATATCTTCAGCATTTAAAGATGCGTGTGACATCGATCGCCGAGGATATGACGACAAATATACATCTGATGTTGGTGTAAAGTTATATTGGGCTACTACATTGATGTTTAACAAGTCAGAAGAATCTAAAACATTGTTTGATCTAGTAGCGTATATTAAAGACAACTACGAATATTACGGGGATCTATTTAGATTCCATCCGGGGATGTTTAGAAACGATATTGCATTTAGCATAGCAAGGCACCTGATGTACGGATTCCAAGAAGAATCCGAAGGGGAATTGCCTCCTGTATTATCCTGCATTGATCGAGACATTTTAAATTCAGTCGACGATAACGGCAAACTGACAATGTTATTAGCAATAAACCAAACAGGTGATTATGTTGCTGCGGCATTCGAAGGACTTGATTTGCACATAATGAATAAACAAAGTATTATTAGAAACTACGATAGTCTGGTAAAGTTAATATGAATTTTGGATACTTAATAGTAGTTTCTAAACACGAAACTGTAGATTACGATAGCCTTGCATATGCACTTGCTTTGAGTATTAAGAATACTCAAAAAGAAGGCTACGATCGTGTTGCGTTAGTAATAGACGACAAATCCAGATTAGATAAGTTTAAGTCAACTTGGGTATTTGATTATGTAATCGAATGGAATGAACAAACATTCTGGGACGGCCGCAGTTGGATGGATCAATTAACACCGTTTGACCATACAGTTTGTTTAGATTCGGACATGTTATTTTTTAGAGATTATAGTCATTGGATCGATTATTTTATTGAAAATACAGAGTTATATGTTCCTAACAAAGCATATACCTACAGAGGAGAAGTAGTTACTAGCGATTACTATCGCAAGGCATTTACTAAAAACGACTTACCTAACTTGTATTCCTTTTATACATTTTTTAAAAAGAACTCTGCAACAGTTAAAGAGTTTTTCTCGTTAGTAAGACATATAACTACAAATCAAACAGTATTTTCTAATTTGTTTTTAGATGAATACAAGCCTAAGATAGTTGGAACCGATGAAGCATTTGCATTGTCTGCTAAAATTTTAGATATTGCAGATGACATTTCTTACGATTTAGATTTTCCTAAGGTAGTGCATTTTAAAGGAGCGGTTCAAGGATGGCCCTGGCCAGCAGAGTTAGCTTCGGATCACGTTGGATTTTATTTAGATTCAACAGGCAATTTAAAATTAGGAAATTACCAGCAAACAGATATTGTTCATTATGTTGAAAAAGACAAAATGACAGTCGAAGCAATTAGTATACTAGAGGAAATAGCATGGAAGAAGAACTAGACTTTGAGTTTCCTCAGATAGATCTTGCGCCTGTAAACTATGTTGCCGTATTCGATAAAGAAACCGGCGCAGTTATAAGTATAGGTCCGGAAAATTCGTTTAAAGACATTGACAATAAGATACCCATCGATAAAGAATTTTTTATTGATGTTGTTGAGTGTAGGGTAAACATACATAACTGCTTTATTGATTTTTACGATCTTAAGTTAGAAATTAAAGAAGTAAAGAACCTTTACAAGATAGATGATGTATTACATAGAATTCCGGAATCTACGTTTGTAGACTTTGTTGATTCGGACATTTATACATCTTACAATAGTGAAACAGAACAATTAACAATTGAGCTAACAGAGCGGTTCCACGGTACACGACCGTTAATCGAAACTTCAGTAAAGAAACAGAAAACAATTTGGAGCGGAGATACTCGATTAAACTTTTTTATTACTGAGTATAACGATCCTCATAAATTAATCAAAGCTATTTCTATAAATTTAGAGGAGTTAACTACTAGTCCGTATACTTTGGACTTGCATTTACCTAAAAAATTTAGTATATTTACAAGACGCCTATTCAAAAAGTATATAATGGAAGTTAAATGAGAGTTACAGAGTTTGACATTGTCTTTTTAAGCTACGACGAGCCTAATGCAGATTTGCATTATGCTGACTTATGCGACAAGGTACCTTGGGCAAAACGTGTTCATGGTGTAAAAGGTAGCGATCATGCACACAAAGCCGCAGCAGAGTTAAGCGAAACCGATTGGTTTATTACAGTCGATGCTGACAATATTGTAGATCCCGAGTTCTTTAACTTAGACCTAGACATGACAAATCCAGACATACAGGTCTACGGTTGGTGCGGTAAAAATGTAATCAATGGACTTCGCTACGGTAACGGCGGTTTAAAGATCTGGAAGAAAGACTTTGTGTTAAACATGCGTACACATGAAAACTCAGACAGCGATCGTGGCCAAGTTGACTTTTGTTGGGAGCAAGGTTATAAGAATTTTCCTAGAGTTTTTAGCAAAAGCATTATTACCGGTAGTCCCTTTCAAGCATGGAGAGCAGGCTTCCGTGAAGGTGTAAAGATGACACTTAAAGATGGCATCAAAGTTTCTCCTCAGAAGATAAAAGAAGAAATTTGGTGGCATAACATTCACAGGTTACGTATGTGGTCCACAGTTGGTATGCACGAAGAGAACGGAAAGTATGCTATCCTTGGCGCCCGCATGGGGACATGGATGACTAATTGTACAGACTGGAACTATGTTGATGTTAGAGACTTTGAAATTCTCAAAAATATTTACGAACAAAACGTAAATCACACGTTTGTTGAAGAAGAAGCACAAGACTTTGGTGTAAAGATTAAACATCAATTGGGGTTAGACTGGCCTTGGTTAACAGCACAGCAAAGTAAGTACACGTTAGATCTATACGAAGAAACGTTAGAGATGAATAGAACTTATTACAACCAATGAAATATGACCTATTCTATGTAAGCACTGGAACAATTGACGAACAAGACTGGAAAAGTTTTAAGTCAAGATTTCCTAACGCACAGAAAGTAGAAAATGCCTCTAGCATAGATGACATAAAAAAGAAATCGTTTACAAAGTTATTCTGGTTAGTGTGGAGTGACTTAGTTATTAGGAGCGATTTTGATTTTAGCTACGAAGCAACTAAGTGGGATTTAGAATACGTACACGTTTTTAAAAACGGCAATCATTTTAACGGTGTTTGTTTGTTTCCTAAAACTACTACAGTTACAAATAAAGAGTTTAAGTATAGATTCTTTATTAATAAAAAAGAAATAGATATTACTGCTAGCGATCCTAAATCTGTAGGATCTAACTTTGACATTGTGTTTATTTCTTATAACGAACCTAATGCTGACGAAAACTGGCATAATTTAAAAAGTAGGTTTCCTAGAGCACAGCGATTATCTGGAATTAAAGGAATACACCAGGCACATATCGAAGCAGCCAAACGTGTAAAGAGCGAAATGCTTTGGGTAGTAGACGGTGATGCTAAGATAGTAGATACTTTTAATTTTGATTATGCAGATCCAGAAATTCACACAGTTCATGTGTGGCAAAGTTTAAATCCAATTAACGGCCTAGTCTATGGCTACGGCGGTGTTAAGTTGTTACCAACACAAATGACCATCGATATGGATCTAACCAAGCCAGACATGACTACTAGCATATCTAATCTTTTTAAACCAGTTGGTCGTATTTCAAATATTACAGCGTTTAACACTGATCCTTTTAGCACTTGGAGATCAGCGTTTAGAGAATGTTGCAAATTATCTAGCCGAGTTATTGATCGACAAGACGAAGAAGAAACACAAAAGCGCCTACATACTTGGTGCAGTGTTGGCAATGAATATGCAGTCGGCGGAGCATTAGCCGGTAAACAATACGGCGAAGAAAACAAAGATAACCTTGAAGCGTTAAAGAAGATAAACGACTTTGACTGGTTAAAGGAACAGTTTGATGGACGACCAAGCAAGGATTAAAAAGTTCATTCCTATAATGAATGAAATTAGTCCTACATTTTGTATGGCTAAATGGCATCACACAACTATCTATCTGCAAACAGGGCAGACACATAGTTGTTACCATCCCGCACCTCATGAAATTCCTTTGCTAGAGCTTGCTGTAAATCCAGCGGCGTTGCATAATACCAATCAAAAAAGAGATGAGCGTTTTAGTATGCTGCAAGGAGAAAAACCTAGCGGGTGTAATTATTGTTGGAATATTGAAGCATTAGGCGAAGAATATATTAGCGATAGGCATGAGCGTAATGCCAGCATTTACACAGAAGAAAGATTTAATGCCATTAAGGCTGCACCCTTGGCAAATGTAAATCCGCAATACATTGAAATTAGTTTCGGCAATGAATGTAATTTTAAATGCGGATATTGTCATCCTAAACACAGCTCTGCATATTATAAAGAAATTAAAGATTATGGTCCTTACGACATGGTTAAAAATCATCGTAACGATATTGACTGGTTTCAAATCTACGAAGAAGAAACTAATCCTTATGTAGAAGCTTGGTGGAAGTGGTGGCCAGAAGTTAGTAAGACTTTAACAATTTTACGTATTACAGGCGGCGAGCCTTTATTACAACAAAGTACATGGAAGCTATTAGATGACCTTGCTGTAAATCCGTTGCCTAATTTAGAGTTAAACATTAACACTAACTTTGGAGTTAAACCTGTATTAATTGATCGACTTGTAGAAAAAGTAAATGCGCTGATTGCTAATAAGTGCATCAAGGATTTTAAAGTCTTTACAAGTATTGACACATGGGGTCCGGCAGCAGAGTACATTCGTACCGGGTTGGATCTAACAGTATGGGAAAAGAACTTAGACACTTACCTAACAAAGACTACTTTGCCAATTACTTTTATGATCACCTTTAATATACTGTCGGTGACTACTTTTCAAAGTTTGTTAGAAAAGATTTTGGAATGGAGAGTGAAGTATAATACAGACAACCAAAATAAATGGCAGCGTATTCGATTTGACACCCCGTACTTAAAAGAACCGTTACAGTACGACATAAATTTATTGCCTAAAGACAAGTTTATGCCGTACATGGAAAACCATCTAAAATACCTTTTAGCCAATTTAGACGATAAAAACCGCTTTAAATTCAACGACTTAGAGT